CACTGTTACGGACACTGTTACGGACACTACAGACCCTGTCACGGACACTGCTACGGACATTGTTACGGACACTGCTACGGACACTGTTACGGACACTGTCACGGACACTACAGACCCGCTTGAGGGTGTCGAGTCTCCGCCATGGTCTCCACTACAGCCCGGTGGAGACCCGCTAGCAGGCGTTGAGCAACCCCCTACGCCTGACGCACCGCTTACTGACGTTTTAGAAGAAGCTCCGTCAAGCGGCGGCGGAGGCTCAAAAGAAGGAGAAAACCCTACATGGTCTCCTTTGTTTGATTACACACAGATTGTTACACCCGCTCGGTCTCCGTATAGCAGTCCGTCTTTAACAAAAACGCCGAGCGTCATTGGAATGTTTAGGGATTACCTTTAATGACTTACTTAGAGATTGTAAACAAAGTTCTTAGACTGCTGCGTGAAAACACCGTAACAACACTAAATACTCAGCAGGACGTGGTTGTTAACCTAGTTGCTGAACTAGTAAACGACGCTAAGCGTACGTGCGAAGAAGCACACAACTGGAATCAGTTGAGACAAGAGTGGGACATTGTAACTATTGCAGACACTGACACGTATAGCTTGACAAATGCCACAAAATATGCTAAGATAGAACATATAGTAGACAGCGGAGTTGTCCTAAGAAACGTACCTTTAATTGAAATAAACAAAAAGCAATCGCTTAGTTTACCTTCAGGACGACCGTTACGTTGGGCGGTTAGTGGCGTAGATGCTAACAATGATGTGTCCATTAAACTGTTTCCGACACCAGATAAAGAGTATAACTTTAAGGTGTTTGGCTTTCAGCGCCAAGACGACTTAGCCTCTGATGATGACACACTAAAGATTCCAGAGCAACCTGTTGTGTACTTAGCGTACGCTTTAGCCGCTAGAGAACGTGGCGAAGTTGGAGGTCAAGCGGCTATTGAAATCTTTTCTATGGCTTCTAGATATCTTAGCGATGCTATTGCACGCGATGCTGATATGTCTCCAACTGATTTTGTGTGGTATGTGTCTTAATGGCTCAACAACAACAAAACATTGTCATACGCTCTCCAGCCTCTCAAGGGATTAACACGGAAGATTCTCCGGTTGGTCTTGACTTAGACTTTTGTTTGTCTGCTGAAAACGCTGTGATAGAAAGGCTTGGCCGCTTAGGTTCTCGTAAAGGATTTGCTGAGTACACGACAAATATAAATGTTATGTACACTACGCCTATAGGCACAGCACGAACGGACATAGCGGTTGAGCAAATAGTTTCTGGAGAGATTAGCGGAACAACTTATGTTCTTTGTGTTGTGTCTGTGTTGCATTACGACAACACTAATACGCTTATTGAGGGCCACTATTTTATTTGTTTAGACGACGGCGTTAACACGCTCAATGCTCTAAGCTATCCAACCCTTACTGACCCATCTACGTTAAGAGATGCTCATTTAGTTTACTTTAACGAAGCCGTCTACATCTTTTCGTCTGGAAACCCTGCGCTTGTTTTTAACGGCACCACTGTGTCTGCTTTGTTTACCGGCGTGGCTGATACAGACTACATTGCTCCTGTAGACGACACGGGAACCATCGCGTCTCAAATAGACGGCGACGTCGCGCTGTCTGCTTATGGCCGATTGTGGGTTACAGGCGTTAACAATAACTACAACGTTATTTACTACAGTGATTTACTTATTGCAACGCAATGGTACGACGGACGCGCTACGCCTGCAAGTGCACAAAACACAGGGGGCATTATTGATGTGTCAGAGTTTTGGCCCAACGGCGGAGACCGTATTGTAGGCTTAGCGGCTCACAATAACTTCTTAATTGTGTTCGGTCGTAATAGTATTTTGTTCTATTCTAACGCTGCCTCTGGTGATCCAGCAGGCGCTGATGGTATTTTTCTGCAAGACACAATGAACGATATGGGTTTGCTTGGGCGTGACGCCATAGCTAACATCGGGTCTGATGTGTTGTTTGTTGATGACTCTGGTGTACGCTCATTAGGACGCACGGTGCAAGAAAAGTCAGTTCCGGTTGGAGACTTGACGCGCAATGTACGCAGAGAGCTTAGAGCCGCTTTACAGGAAACAGAGCAAAGCAAGGTGGCTTTGTCTTATTGGCCGTCAGAAGACATTACGGTTTGTTTACTGCCTTCACGAAATCAAGCGTATGTGATGGACATGAGGGCGCTTTCAAAAACCGGAGGCTCTAAAGTTACGCGGTGGAACAACTGTCGTTTTAACAAGATGGAACACTATCAAGACAGAACACAAGAGTTTGTCTTGTTGGCTGGCAGTGTAGGCCAAGGCTTGTTGAAGTATGAAGGCTACACGGATTGGACAAACAATCCGTTTGTTTTTAAGTACCAGTCTGGACTGATTGATTTTGGAAACCCAGTTGTGTCTAAATTCTTAAAGCAAATAGATTACACGATATTTAGTTTGTTTGAAGAAACCACAGCAACAGCTCGTTGGGGCCACGACGGAAACTTAACCAAAAAGTTTCCTTTGAGTATTGATGCTTTGCTTCCTTCGTATTACGGGTCAGCTTTGTTTGGTGTGTCCCAATACGGGGCTGCTGACAACACAATGAAACGCTATAAAGTAAATGCCAGCGGGTCTGGAGAGTCTGTTCGAGTTGGACTAGACGTACAAATTAACGGTAACGAAGTGTCTATTCAAGAAATAAACATTCAGACACTGTTAGGGAGAGTAATTTAATGGATATTGGCGCAGCAGCAGGCTTGCTAACAGGTCTTGGAGGGATGGCAGGTACTCACTTCATGGCCGATAAGTTAGTAGGCACGGGGGAAATGGTTGCAGAACAGGCTGGTCAGCTAGCGGGGCAACTACAGAACGACACACAGTTTCGTGGCTATGGTGTGACCAGCGCATTAGGAAACGTTGGGGTAGCTCCCGACGGCTCTACGTCTTTTAGTGCTGGTCTAGACTCATCGCTCACTGGAGCGGCAAACAATATGCTGTCAGGTTCACAAGCTGGCTTTCAAAACGCAGCAAATATGGCTCCTAACGCAGCAACAAATGAGCTAACTCAAGAAGCTTTGAATTACATGAACGCGTCCGGCGCTGGTTTGAGCACACAGCAGCAACAAGCACTAGCCGCTTCACAGCTTGCAATGCAAAACGCTCAGATGCCTGTAGGCCATCGAGAACAAGACATTTTTAATCGCGCTATGGCTATGCAGAACCCGGCGCTAGAGCGCGCTCAGGCGGCTCAGCAAGCCCGTGAGTACGCTATGGGTCGCAGCGGTGTGCGTGGTTCACAGTTTGGCGGAACAGCAGAGGACGCTGCTATGGCGCGTGCTAGGGCTGAAGCGGCTAACAACGCTTCGTTTATGTCCATGCAACAAGCGCAGCAAGAGATGATGAACCAAGGCGCGTTGGCTTCGCAGTTTGGCCAGCAAGGCTTAGGTGCTTCGCAGCAAGCAGGCAACGTGGGCAACATGGTTGGAAACCTTGGAGTACAGAACGCACAGCTAGGCCAGCAAGGTGTTGGACTGTTGGCGCAAATCGCAGGCGATCAGGGTCGCCTTGGGCTTCAAGCAAATCAAATGCAATACTTACCTATTCAAACTCAAATTGCAATGCTTAACGCAGCCACTCCGCAAGCAGGCATGTCACAAAGCGGTCAGTTCACTGGTGCGGGATACGCTTCGCAGCTTGGTCTTGGCGGTTTGCAGGCGCAAATTAACGCCGAAAAAGCCGCTAGCGAAATGTACGGTAATATGTTTGATTCCATCTTAGACAACGCGTCTGGAATTGGAACCATGATTGGCGATATATTTTAACAGGGATTAAATAATGGCTGGATCAAATCAAGCAGTAAACATAAGCGGAATGCTCAATCAAATCGCTGGTACGTTAGGCTCTGGGTTTCAGTTTGGTGATAACAATACGGGCTTTGCTGGGACTATACGAAACGCAGCGGCTCCTAAGTTAGACACAAACGATCCACAGAGTTTGATAGCCTATGCTGAGTGGGCTAGGCGTAACGGAAACCCTGAAGAAGCTATGCGGTATCGCCAGCTTGCTATGCGTCAGCAAGAAAAACAACGTGAGCTGAGCATTCAAAGAGCGTTTGAAGCATCTAAAGCCCGTTATCGCAACGCGCTAATGACGCAAAACCAAACTGGAATTGCTCAAGAAGAAAACATTCTAAGTAAATTTGGAGAGCAATACGGCGTAGAAGCTACAAAAGCTATGTCTGAAGTAGCGGCAACCGTAAGAGCTGAAGAAGCTTCTAATCTAAGCATGAAGGCTAGCCAGCTTCGGGTTGACGCTATGGAGCAGGCTAATAAACAGGCCGCAGAAACACAGCAGCTAACCTCTCAGCTTCAAAGTGTTGTGTCTAAAACAGGGATTGATAGTCCTGCTTTTAATGCGTTTAAGAAAAACAACCCGCTAGCCGCAAAGTATCCTGAGGTGGTTCAAGACTTTGAGGCTTCCGAAGTTAGGCTTGATAATGCACGTCAAGAAAGGCAGGACAGGCAAGCAGAGTTAAACTCTTTGCCATCGCTTGAGTTTGCTGAGTCTCTTGTTAACGACCCTCGCGTAAACGACCCGGTTCT